CAATGGAAACTTCCTGACCGTGAAGGGTGCCCGGGAGAACAACCTGCGCAACATTGATGTCCGGTTCCCGCTGGGGGAGTTCGTCTGTGTGACCGGCATTTCCGGTTCCGGCAAGTCCAGCCTGATCAATGAGATCCTGTACAAGACGCTGGCCTGTGAGCTGAACGGCGCCCGCAGCCGTGCGGGCAAGTGCGACGGGGTGGAGGGTCTTGAGTTCGTGGATAAGGTCATTGGCATCGACCAGCAGCCCATCGGCCGCACGCCCCGCTCCAATCCGGCCACCTATACCGGCGTGTTCAACGATATCCGCGCCGTCTTTGCCGAGACCCAGGATGCAAAGATGCGCGGCTATGGCCCGGGCCGGTTCAGCTTCAACGTCAAGGGCGGCCGCTGTGAGGCTTGTGAGGGCAACGGCATTTTGCAGATCGAGATGCACTTCCTGCCGGATGTCTATGTGCCCTGTGAGGTGTGCAAGGGCGCACGCTATAACCGCGAGACGCTGGAGGTAAAGTATAAGGAAAAGACCATCTCCGACGTGCTGAACATGACCGTGGAGGAGGCGGTGGTGTTCTTTGCAAACCAGCCCAAGATCGCCCGCAAATTGCAGACCCTGCTGGATGTGGGCCTTGGCTATGTGACCCTTGGCCAGAGTGCCACCACCCTGTCCGGCGGCGAAGCCCAGCGGGTGAAGCTGGCCAACGAACTTGCCCGCCGCGGCACCGGTAAGACGGTGTATATCCTCGATGAGCCTACCACAGGCCTGCACATTGCGGACGTGCATCGCCTGATCGAGGTGCTGCAGAAGCTGGTGGATGCGGGCAACACGGTCATTGTCATCGAGCACAATCTGGATCTCATCAAGTGTGCCGACCACATCATTGACCTTGGCCCTGAAGGCGGCAGCGCCGGCGGCTTGGTGATTGCCGAGGGTACGCCCGAGCAGGTGGCCGAGGTGCCCGGCAGCTTTACCGGCCAGTACCTCAAGCCCCTGCTGGAAAAGGACAGACAGCTGCGGGCCGCAGATGCGGAAACTGGCGTAAAAGCAAAAAAGTAAAGCGGCGCTCATACGATGAAAATCATACTTTTCTTGAAAAAATCAGAAAAAGATGCAGAAAAGTGTTGACAAAACTCGGAAAGATGCGTATAATATCTTTTGTCGCCAATGCTTCGGTAGGGAGGCAGAGGACGATATCCGGGTGTAGCGCAGTTTTGGTAGCGCGCTTGAATGGGGTTCAAGAGGCCGTGAGTTCGATTCTCGCCACTCGGACCAGATGATTCCCAGTCGAACAACTGTTCGGCTGGGAATTTTTTTGTTTTTCGGAAGCAGACGCTTCGGAAAGATTAAAATAAATAAGCATTTCCGTGTCTGTGATCTCGATGCGATTTACAAAGGTATCAATGATCCTGCGGTTATAATCCTCGGTACGTTCATTGGGAGAGATAAGGAACTGCTCCAACAGGAAAAGGATGCGCTCACGATCCAGAACGGGTGGATGAATTTCTTTCATGGATTCTAATTGATAGTTGAGGGTGCTTTCCTGCTGCTCCAAGTCAGCAAGGCGGGCGGACAGACGAGAGCTGGCAGTACCGTTTTCAATGGATTCAATGATATTGTTGATTTTTCGGTGCACATCAGCCAGGTTTTGCTCTAACATTGCACGCTCTGAATCGGGCTGGTTGACATCTGCCTGCTGTGCAGCGGCAATAGCGTCGGCCAGATCTTCAAGAGTGTCTGGACGAAGGATATTTTCACAGATGGCATTGACCACAAGATTCTCGGCAACATCTTTTGGGATGTTTTTCTTTTTGCAGGTACCGCCATCAGCTTTATTCCCGCAAGCATAGTAATAGTAAACATCGTTGCGGCAGTTGTGGCCGGAGATACCCCGCATCAGGCTGTGGCAGCAGCCGCAGAAAAGCTTGCCAGAGAGCAGATAGTCGGCATGGGAACTGTGTGGTGCGCGGTGCTGCTTATTGAGTGTGAGCATTTTCTGAGCCCTCTTCCATAGATCATCGTCGATGATGGCGGGAATTGCACCATCAATGCGGACATCGTAGGCCTTGCAGATATAGACACCATGATAGGCTTCATTCTGGATGATACGAGGAATGCTGCATTTGTTGAAGGCGTTGCCCTTACTGGTACGGAGCCCGGCAGCGTTCAGCTGCTCCACGATGAAAGCGCTGCTTTCTCCGGCCGCATAGTGCTCAAAGATGAATCGAATGGTCGGGGCGTTTTTCTCGTCGATAATAAATCGCTTGTGTTCATCCGTAGTAAGCCCCAGGGGGCGGCTGGGATTGATGGCTCTTCCTTTCAATGCGGATTCCCGCATACCACGCCGCATCTTTTGAGCCAGTTCTGCGGAATAGTATTCGGCCAGGGATTCCATCAGACCTTCCAGAATAATGCCCTCGGGCCCTTCCACAGAGCTTTCGGCTGCATAAAGAATGCGAACTCCGTTATCCCGCAGTTTCTTTTTGTAGACCGCGCTATCATAGCGATTGCGGGCGAAGCGGTCGGTTTTCCAGCAGATCACGAGATCGAACAGATGCTTGCTGCTATCTGCGATCATCTGCTGAAAAGCCAGCCTGGATTCAACACCACGGCCCGAAATGTGCCGGTCAATGTATTCATGCACGATTGTCAAGCCATGCTGCCGGGCGTAGGCTTCGCAGTCCCGGCGCTGGCCCTCGATGCTCTGCTCGGTCTGCTGGGAACCGCCGCTGTAACGGTAGTAGGCAACCAGACGGTTCCCGGGAGATACTTTCTTTTTTCTTGCCATGATTGCTCCTTGTGCGCTGAGCAGGATCATGGTACAATGAAATTGCTCAGCAGGCGTGTTTTCTTATTCTATGATTATTCTCCGACAGACAGATTCCCCATCTGGCCCCGGCGGCTCTATCGTACAGAGCTGCCGGGGATTCTTTTTTGTCGGATTGTGTTCTGAGGGGGATCATGCTATAATAAAAATGCAGACCGGGTCGTGAAGTCCACGGCTGCACCTCCTCACAAAGCAAGACGGTGGAATGTTTTCTTATGAGGAACCCCGCTGGTGTTGACGCACTGGCGGGGTTATTTTTATCTATGGAACTATTTCCAAAATGAAAATAAATTAGAACAAACTATCCCAAGCGGATTCTGAACTTTCGTAAGCATAATTAGAACCACCACTAGAACTAACGGAAAGTTCTAATGTATAACCGTAATAGTAGCCGTTGCTAAGTTCAAAGTCTAGGGACTCTTGAGATTTATAATACTCTGTTTGAGATTTCCACAAATCAGTACGGCCATACCAAGAAGAGTGTATCGTTGCACAAGCATAGTAGACTTGATAGGTGCCGAGTGGAACCAAAACGGATAATGTCTCACCGTGGCGAATATAGTAACTACGAACTGCTTTGTTGTTTTGAGCCAAAAGAAGAACATAATCCCTGTTTCCGCTGGCGGTAACATCGAAGGGAGCAAGTTCTACGTCTTTCCCTTTATACCAAAGAATGCCGGTAGAAGGCTTTGAAACAGGGCTAGGCATAGCAATAGGCGCAGTCATTCGACTGGAAGAGAAATCAGTGCTACTAGAGGACAAAGACGATGAAGAGCTGGGAAAGATGCTATCGATATTTCCGGAGAATAAGAGAAAGCAAACGACAAGGCCGAACAGCAAGAATCCGGCAATTAGGATATCTGCGAAGGAATGTTTGTGACTAGGGGATCTCTTTGCAATTGAGCTTGGTGAATTTTGTGCTGGTGTTGTTGCAGGTGCTGAAACATTGGGTGTTTCGGACGCTCCAAAGATTTCAGAAAGGTCTTGCATAAAACCGGTAAGTTCCGTTAGAAGGATAGACGGAGAAACGAAGGCGTGAACGCTTTGCAAATCCTGAACAACGACAGAGAAAAGAACAGGCAAATCTTCATTTTTGGGAGAATCATCTGTTCTATCTGCAAAATGAAGACGATATTTGTCCCAACGTGCGATGTAAGTAGCAAGGTTTCTTGTAATCTCAATGGAAAAATTATCATCGGTTCCGGCAGAGAGGGTGTCTGAACATAAAAATGCAACATTATGGTCGCAGCCGAGTATTTCTACACAATAAGTAAGAAAAAAGGCATATATTTTAGCCAGAACAGGGCGAGAAGGTGAATTTGATTCAATAGAAGTAGCATCAAAAAGCGCTTTTGCATGTGGTAGAATACCGGCAGCATACATGAGCGAAAGCCGGTTCTCTGCATCAGAAACAGGCATGAAAGTTCCTCCATCATATACAACTTAACCGCTTTGGGTAGCCAAGGCGGTTATTTTTTATGCTTCCTTTGCAGCCACGCCATGCGCAGCAGCTTTTTTATAACGTCCGGTGAGAACCAAATCCTCAACATACTCCAGTGCCTTGGTCTGGCCCTCTTCGTTCAGCTGGTCGAAGTTGTCCAGCAGGGCAGTCTGGGCGGGGGTGAGGGAGGCATGTGCCGGTTCGGCATCTTCCATTCCCATTAAATAAGTGGGAGTGGTATCTAGTACCAATGCAAGTTTTTCAAGAATAGAACGTTTCAGGTTGACAACAAGGCCATTTTCATATTTATAGATGGCCGCTTTTTGCACACCAACTTTGGCACCGAGTTCTTCCTGCGTCATCTGATGCTCAATGCGAAGCTGGCGTATCCGTTCGCCGGTGGTCATAGGACATCACCCTTTCATACGTTGTATCATAATAATAACACAGATAATCTAAAAAGCAAGAAAAAATATCTTGACAAGATTCGTACAACATGCTAATATTTAAGTATCCTGAAAAGATACTTAAATATAGAATAATATTTAAGGGGATGGATGAACGGAGGTGAAAAAGGGTGAATAAGAGAAAACTCAATGCTGTTATGCAGTTGCATGGGGAATCGCAACAAAATCTGGCGGATTTCCTCGAAATGAGCCTCTCACGGCTGAATGCTAAAATCAATGAATACCGTGGAGCACAGTTTCGACAGAATGAGATTGCAGCCATTCAGGAGCATTACGGTTTGACTGCCGAAGAAGTGAACGAGATATTTTTTGCTTCGTTGGTATCTCAAAAAGATTCTAACGGGCCAGCAGCTTGACCCCACCGACCCGAAGAAAAGCGCATGAAAAAGCCCCGGCGGGGAGCCGGGGCAGAAGGAGAAATTATGAAGTACGAAGAAATAATGGCGTGCATTCAGGATATC